GAAAAGGGGAAAAGAAAAAATGAAGTATGCAAACGTGTGTACCGTACAAATTAGCGGTGAGCACATAGCTACATTCGAAAAGTTTCATTCATGCCGCGAAAAAACGCCATACGGCCTTTTGATCAAAAACGAAAAAACAGGCGTGCAAGATGTTCTGTATTACAAGTCAGAGCGGGCGCGTGATGCGCGTATCACGATGTACAGCAATCGCTTTCTGCGCGTCTATGGATGAACGGAACCGTTCCGCAATGTCTTTCTGTGATTGCTCAATCACTTCTGTTTATCTCATGGGTTTTTCAGATTGACAAAAAAAGCCCATGTCCAGCCCATCCGGGCAAAACTTAATTGAAAAGGGGAAAAAACAATGGAAAGAAAAACCATCTATGCAATGCAGGTTAACCCGGAATATCAGGAAAGCACGCTTTCTATGGATAATTTCGATATAGAATCGGCATATCCTGGTATCGCTGTTTTCGGAAATCGTGACTATAAAGATCATATTCCGGAAAACATCGCGCGCGTTATGGACGTTCTGAACGATGGAGAATTAGCGGATATCCTGGACAGCTTCAACAGACGTTTGAAAGACTACAATACAGAAGTCTATAAAAACGTTTCTGAAGCGATTGCTGATTTTCTGCAGCCTGAACACAAGGCAAGATACAGCACAAAAGAAATCCATAATCTGAATGAGCTTGTGTGTTCCTATGGGATTTATTCCAGCCAAGATTATGACATTCTTCTTTCTGTATTGAACATTGTAACAGGCAAAAAATATCAGCTTTCTACAATCCGAGGATGCGCTCAGAGCGAATGGCAAAACGTTCTGTATCCTGTCGGCATATATGACGATGAAGATATTGACCGGCTTGAAAAAGATTATTTCAATACCGGTTCAGAGTGGATTATTCATGATGAAGAAAGCATTCCGGAAAGCGCCGAAGATATCAGCGGCTATTCTGTATACTGCTATTCTTGGCTGCTGGAATGCATTGCAGATGAAATCATGAACGCGGCCGGAGCTGATGAAAGTTATGATATCGTTATGTATAGCGATTATTACGGCTATTATGAGCGCCTGGGCGAATGTGCGCAGGATGCCGAAAGCAATGCAGCATGATTGTATATCAGCTATTGTCTATCATTCTTCTGTAATGGTAGACAATCACGGATATAAAATCATATCCGAAAAAACAAATTTGAAAAGGGGAAATTTTTTATGATGACATTTACGGAAAAATACTTTGACCTGGGCGGCTCCGTCTATTTCTATAGTGAAGTTGACAAGCTGCCGCGTACCAAAGAAAACGCGCTTCTGCATCATCTTGCAATGGATTGCCGAAGCTGGACCTTTGCCCGGTTGACGCAGGAAGAAAAAGAAAGCTGTGTCAATGCTATTCTATGGGCAAATCGTCATGGCATTATCAAGGGCAATTTTGAAACAAGATGGTTTATCATGACTGCAATATATAGCGCATTTCTTGACGGTACTGGTTATAAGCCGACAGGATGGAGGGAGGAAGCAGCATGAAAAGAATGCTTCTGCACTTTCTGTCGGCTATGGCCGTTGGCATGATTGAACAGCACGCAAGACAGTTCACAATCTGATATCAGCTAAAGCCTAACAGGGTCCTTCTGTTAGGTTTTCACGGATACCAGATATCCGAAAATGAATTGAAAAGGGGAATTACAAATGAAAACTAATATTGAATGGAAATACGGTGAAAACAAGTATCAGCAGTATTATGAAGCCAAAGTCGGCAATGATTATCTGTGTGTGTTCTGTTGCAAATGGAGTCCTGATTGCTGGACAGCGATGGTAAACGACAAGATGATTCACAACAAGACGAAAAACGACAGGCAGCGCATGAAGCAAGGGCTTCCAAAGTCCGCAAATATTTCCGAGCTTCATTGCGATTGGCTTCTGACTGGTTCTCCAGAATACTTGATAAAAAAAGCCGAATACTGCTATAAGCACGGAATTGTCGAGATTTCTTCTTAACCTTCTGCGCTTCTAATGGAGGTGTTAATCGCAGAGTGGACAGGGCGCTTCTGCCCTGTTTAATGCGGCGATCCGGTCACAAGCCCGGATGAAGAGCATAAGAGGAAAAAGGAAACTTGAAAACAGAACAGATCTGTAATAGAATTAATAAACGGGGGTATGATTATGATTGTGTTAATTGTGTTCATATTGGTTCTATTCGTCGTTCCGCATGTTCTGAGCATTCTACCGGATGCCAAAGGGCAGCGCCATGTCAAGAGTAATACAGGAACGCAGGAAGTGCTTTCTGCTGGTTTTGTTGACGATGATAACGACGAGGACGATTCTGAAGAAGACAATGAAGAATACGATTTATGGAGCTATGATGATCAGTTTGTAACTGAAAAGGACCGCAAGGCAGACTTTGACCAGAAACAGGCCGCAGTTGATGTGGAGTTTCTAACCGGTCAGCTTGATATACTGAATGAAGAATACTGGAGTATCAAAGAAGATCTTGACATTCTGGAAGGCAAGATCAGCATTGCGCAGGACATGAACGAAGTAGACAAGTTGAAGCGGCACTACAAAGAGCGTGACAAGCTCAACAAGAATCTGTTCACGGTGAACAACAAGATTCACAACACGGAGAAAAAGCTTCGTGTAGCGCAGTTCAAAGCAGGACAGCGAATTTACTAAGAGGGCGGTCACATGACTGCCCTTCTGATTGAGTCCAAAAAACGAAACACGTCACGAGTATAATAAAATCAAAACGAAAAGGAGACGCACAATGAAATTCACTACTATTGTTGACGAGCTGAACGGCGCGAAGAATGCCGGATACACCTTCTGTGAGGATACAGACAGGGAGATCGACCAAGACCTGTATAAGAAACTACGCACCGAGCGTGGTGGGCGCTGGGTAGATAGCCAGCTGGACAGCCTGTACGACTTCGACAGCAGTCTGTATCAGGGAGAGGACGGCAATATGTATGCAGTCAAAATGATTTACAGCGGCGACTGTTGGATCCCGCTGGCGTGGCACAAGCTTACTAAGAAGGGAGACGCACAATGAAAATCACTGACGGCAAGAAAACGGTTGAGATCCGCATGATGGTGTGGGAGGGCAATGGCTACTCCCCTGATTGGAGCTTGGACTTCTTCGATGCGGGCGGGCTTCCGTATGATGACGAGAAGGACGTCTACACCGTTGACGATGTGGACTACTGCATCGAACAGGCGATGGAGTGGAAGGAAACAAACGAAGGATTCATGGGCGAGATCAAGACCGAGGACAACTGTGTCTGGGTGGATGAACTGTAAACCACATCACAACTGAAACCGTGAACCGGGGCTGAACAGACAGTCTCGGTTCTTTCTTTTGACACCAGCGTCAGTCACAGAGCGCGGCTCCCCTTCTGCGTTCTGTGATTGTCACGGATGCCATAGGTAGAAGAATGGTACTCCGGTCGAAAACTCAAGAAAAGCCACAATACAGAGCTGTGCTATCGGCTATACGGGCAGGAGGGAAAAGAATGAGCAAGGCGGAGTATATCGGTAAATGCCGGGACAGAAACGGCTATGCCGTCCATCTGTTCTATCGATACCGCGGCCATGAGTACATGGTGACAGACGAGCATAACGGATATTCTGAACCGCTTGCAGAGAAGCACAGATACGAGCAGGAAAGAATAGACCGGCTTATTGATTCAGCACAGGAGCCGAAGAAAGAAACCAGATACGAGGACACAGCGCAGGCCGGATTTGATCTGTTCTGGTCTTATGTGGAAGGCTAAATAACCGCCTGGCCTATCGGGCAAACGGGGAGAAAGGATAGAAACCTATGATCAACGGCAAATACCACTTTGAGGACAAGCGCATTGTCATTGACATTGCCGACTTTTCACACAACGGAATGCCATGCTATGAAGTCATGAAGATGGACACACGCACGGGAGAAGAGCTGCAAGGCTGCCGCGTGTTCGACCTGGCCGTCGCCGAAAACGTCTATAACAGGATGGTCAAAGAATACACGGAGACGGTCCCGCCGCTGACCGGCAAATATGCAAAGCTCCGGGATGATCTTGTGACGGCCCTGGCGGCCGCGTCTTCTGCAGCTGCTTCTGTGGAGGATACCGGCACTTGCAATCTTGACGCGGCTTCTCTTCTGCTTCCCCGCTGGAATGAAAAGCTTGTACGGCAGGCGGCGAAAGAAGCGGGAACATCCGTCTTCTCATGGTCCGCGTTCGGCGGCAGACGTTTTGTATTCAGTCCGCCTTCTGTCGGTCAGGCGCTCAAGAACGAGGTTGCCGCCGAGGCAATGACCAAAGCGCTTTCCGAACTCGGCTACAATGCGTTCTGCTATCAGCAGATGGATTAAAAGGTGGAACATCATGAACGAACACGAAAAGATGAGCGTCATTCAGGAAATCATGTCATGGGACGCACACAGCGACGCATGCAAGGTCTATTACATTCAGGCTTTTCTGCTTGGCTGGGCAAGGGTGGAGGACATTCACAAAATCACGGACACATACAGGAGGGAAACCGCATGAACAAACAGACCACAGCTCTCACGACAGAGCAGTACAACGAGATCATCACAACAATGAAGGCCGGTTCTGCCCTGTTCCATCCGAATGAGCGAATCGCCACGGTTCTGGTTCTGGAAGGGAACCTTGGTCTGCGCGTCGGCGACATCGTCAAGCTCAGACCGTGCGACATCATCAACGACGGCGGGCGCTACAGACTGGCAGTCACGGAACAGAAGACCGGCAAGAAGCGCCACTTCACGGTCCCGCAGGTGATCCACGACTACATCGCCGATTACTGCAAGCGCAACAAGATCGGCAAACAGGACCGGATCTTCCCGGTCACGACCAGAGCAGTCCAGAAGCAGCTTGCCATCGTCTGCGAGTTTCTGGGCTATGAGAACATCGGCACACACAGTTTCCGCAAGTGGTACGCAACAGAGATTTACAAGAACAACGGATGCGACATCGCACTCGTTCAGCGCCTTCTGCAACACAGTTCTGCGGCCATCACGCAGAGATACATCGGCATCGAACCGCAGAGAATCGAAAACGCTATCGCAGGACATGCGAAGCTGATCTGAATGCAGCAACATCTGATTGACATTCAGTGAAGGGAGGTGATATAATGGTTTTTACCTATTTAAACGGAGGTAAAGACATGCCAGAAGAAAAAAAGTATTACGATAGTGAAGCAAAAAGAAAGTGGGCAAAAGAAAACACTGTTTTTATTGGATTAAAATTGAACAAACACACTGATTCAGATATTTTAGAGTATCTTAAAGACAAGCCAAATCAAACAGAAATAAAACGAATTCTAAAATCATACATAAACACATTATACACCGAGGAATAAAACCCTCGGTTATATTTTTGATTTTATGCCTATATAGGAGGTTGTAATGGATAAATTGCAGATATTTAGAAACGGTCTCTTTAACGATGTTCGCGCACTTCTAATCAATGATGAGCCGTGGTTTGTTGGCTCGGATGTAACTAAAGCTCTTGGTTATGCCAACCATGTACAGGCGATAAAAAATTTTGTTGATGTTGACGATCTCATGAGAAGCAGAGAAATGTCAAAAACAAACAAAGAACTGTATTTTATCAACGAATCTGGCGTCTATTCTCTGATTTTCAACTCAAAACAAGAGAGAGCGAAAGAGTTTAAACGATGGGTAACGCATGAGGTCCTTCCCGCTCTGCGCAAGACAGGACAGTACAGCACGAACAAGAACACTCTGTCAGGAGATCAGGCAATAGAGCTTGCGAAGATTCTGAGCACGGTTTCGCCGAGGAATCTTCCGTATGTTCTTTCTGCGCTCAATCAGGCCGGATATCAGTTTGAAAACGCTCCCGCCTTGCCCAAGCCGGAAGCAACGCAGGAAGAACAGAAGATTCGCAGAGGCCGCCACTATCCGCTTGACCTTGAATTGATCAAGATGCTCAACCAGTTTCATCAGGACGGAATGAGCATGTCCGAGCTGGCAGACAGGGCATATGTACCGGCGAACGTTCTGTACAACGTCATGCGTGCGAATTCCAATACCAATCCAGAATTTGCCGCCAGAATCAAGAAAACCATCCGCGAAATGTACGAAGAAAGGCAATAATATAAAAGGCAATAATATAATATAATTTAAGGAGGAAAAACAATGGCAAACATCACTGTAGCAGACGCATATGAGCTTTTGAAGACCGATTGCAGAGTACACAATCGGATCATCAAAATCGGTGACGATGATATCACCATCCCGTTTGAGCAGAGCTTGGCCTATGATGCACTGAAAGACTATCTGGTCGAGTCGATCAGCTACAATGAATACGGAAAAAACGAATGCGCCTATTCCGGTTGGTATGATTTGGGCCTCAAGATTCGATACTGCAAGGCCGGTTCTCCGTTGTGCTGATAGAGAAAGGAGGATGCAATGAAAGACGGAAAGTTCAAAATCGCTTTGGACGGTAACACATTTCTTGACTGCGAAGTAAAACCGATGACATCTGAGCAGATCCGCGCCATTCAGACGGTTCTGGTCACGCTGATTCTGGCTGTTGTGGAAGTCGCCGCGCTGTACTTTGTCGGTTTCCCGGCTCTGATCGGCGTTCTGCTGGCCTTTATCATTGTACTTGCAAGAATGGCATAAGCAAGAAAGAGGGAGAATAAAACCAAAACCGCTCTACGGTCTCATAACGAGGCTGTAGGGCGGTTTTTTTTATTGTCTGAAATCAGGCGTTCTGCTTGTTCTGTCTGGCCTTGGCAAGCCGTTCTGTAGCTTCTGCGCGTTGCTCATCCGTCATTACGCGCTTGGTCCGGTACGGATTCTTTCCGAGCCTGAATGGATACAGCGCACACTTCGGTGCGGTACACAGCTTGACCTCGTTGGAGCTTCCGCCACAGCAGTCAATGCAAAATGCGCGGATCGCTTTAACGGGGTTTGTTATCATCTGACCTTCTGTTTTATTCATCATCTTCACGCTCCAAAATCCATCAGGTCAAACAGTGTCGGCACATCTCTATTGTCTTCCTCTTCGTGAAGATATCCGACTGCATCCCGGAAATATCCCTCATTCAGTTCGGTCATCATGCCTTTTCTGCCGAGCTTCAACGCTCTGAGCGGTACAGTTCCGACGCCGCCGAACGGGTCAAAGATCAGGTCGCCTTCGTTGCTGTAGCGATTGATCAGTCGGTCCACCGTCTCAAACTGAAGCGGGCATACATGAAGCGCCTGCCGTCTCTGGCTCTGCGTGGTATTGAGCGTCAGCATCCGGTTGATATCATCCCAGACGTCGGCATTCCAGCTTCCAGGTGCCATAACCATGAACGTGGCCGGAAGATGCCCTTCTGCATCAAGTTTCTTGCACATCTCAACGTGCTCCGCATAGTCGTAAACATTGTCGCGGCTAAACTTCCGATAGACTGCTTGAAGTCTGTCAACCGGCATATTCATAATTTCTTCTTTGGTAAGCAGCCTGTTGCCGCCGTCGCGCCAGAATCCGTGCGCGTCAATCTGCCACTGAGCGCGGGTGTACTCTTCCTTGCTCTTTACAACCGGCACGTCCGCATAGGCTGTGCTTGTATCGGTCGGGAGCTTGCGGAACAGCAGCACATACTCCGGGCATCCGACACCCATCTTCGTCCCGTCCTTGCACTGTTCTGTCCATCCGAGACGATAGGTCTGATTATTTTCCCGCACGACGTCGGTTACAATCGTGATCATGCCGAAATACTGGAAACCGTGCTTCATGTAATGCTCAATGCACATGGCGTGAAACGGCTCCATCGTCGGCATTCCCGTCCCGGTCGCGTTCCCGAAAAGCACACGATCTTTCACATGACAGGCAAACACGCGTCCTGGCCGGAGGATCCTTAAAAGTTCTGGGCTGAGAAAGTCCATCTGCTCAAAGAACCGCGCCGTGTTCTCATTGTGGCCGAAATCGTTGTAGCTCGGTGTGTATTCGTAGTGGTTGCTGAACGGGATGGAAGTAAGAATCATGTCCACGCTGTTCTCTTCCATCTTCTGCGTCTCTTCCACGCAGTCGCCGTGAATCGCCTTGAAATTGTTTCCTTCAATTACCATTTCTTCTACTCCAATACTGCGGCACATTTTCGCCGCCTGTGCGGACTCATTCAGCCCGTATTTTCGAACGATATCTCTCATTCGTTCCTGCTGTTCGTTGTGAAGCTGCCACTTTTCCATCAGGACGCGGTAAATCTGATCTTCCGCCTCCGTATAGATGATATCGACCACAACAGAATGTTCCTGTAAAAACCGATATACACGATGTATGGATTGAATGAACGTATGAAACTTATAATCGATGCCAGAGAATATCATTTTGTGTGCCTGTTGGAAATTCACACCGCAACCGTACATCTCTCCCTTACTGATAAAAACAGTTGCTTTTTTATCTCTCCATTCTTCGATTTTCCGAAGTTTATCTTCATCTTTGTCAGATCCGTAAATCGACACATATGACAGTCCAAGCTCTTTGCAGACTAACTCCATTCGTTGCTGCTCGGAATTGAGGTCGGCCCAGAGAACGACCTGTCCACCAGATAATCGGCAGCTCTCATCAACAGAAGAGGAGAATCTTTGAACATTCCGAGTCCCGAATTGCACTTCATGCAAAGAATTCCGCGAATTTGTCCTGTTTCGTGATTGTGGTCTATCCGTGGGCTGGTGGAAGTCTCTTCCTTGCTCAGCTCCACACCGCAAATCGGACAATGCCATTTCTGCTCTTCCATCATTGCATCGTATATTTCCATCGTTATTCCATATTGACGAAGTTTCGATATCCTGCTGCTCCTGCTGGCTCGTTCCTTGTTCTGCTGATACCAGGTTTTTGAACGGGCTTTTCTCTTCTCTCGGTCTTTTTCCTGATTCTTCTGTTGAAGTTCCTTCATTCTCTCCGGATGTTCTTCTGCCCATTTCTTGTTTCTGGCTCTTGTTTCCTCTTTGTGTTCCTGATAATAAGTTTTTCCGCGTTCCCGTTGTCTCGCGTTCAGTTCTTCCCGATGCTCCGCACGATATTTCTTCTGATATTCCTTCATGTTCATGAAGCACCTCAACAACAAAATCAGCCAGAATTTTTTTGACCTCTTGTGCTCTGTCTTCTATGCTTTCCCTTTTCTCTTTGGATGCCTCTGACAAACTCGCGGTAGTATCATTCATAAACTTAAACTGACCATCACGATCTGTATGTTCTTTTTGAGAATTGGAAATAACATGAGTTTTGATTTCCATTTCTGGAAGAATATACCCCTCATCGTCATAGCCGAGGTCGGACGGTTTGGAAATAAACAGCGCCCAGCTCGATACCCAAAGCCAGAATTCTTCTACCTTGTGTGGATAGAGAGTCAGATTGTTTGCTTTTGTGCTGTCCCTCTGGAAGAAGCGCGTCAATGCCTGCCCGGTTTCCATGACTTCCAGAAATCCGGCATAATGGATCAGCTCTTTCAGTCGATTCGGGGCCGGTGTCGCCGTCGCGACAAGCTTGTATTTCACGCCCTTGAACTTCGGCAGGAATGTCTGATAGGTCTTGCTGCCAAAGCTTCTGAGAACAGCGGCTTCATCCAGAACGCAGCAGGAAAACGCTTTCGGGTCGATTTCTCCATCTCTGACGCGCTCATAGTTCGTCATGTAGATTTTGCCATCTTCTGTTGCCTGTTCTGGCACCGTGATATATTCCGGCTCTTCGATATGCAGAAGATTCACAGCGTCGCGTTTAAACTCCTGACGGACGCCAAGCGGGAGAACAATCAGAGCTTTCCCGCCTTGATGCTTCAATACCAGACGGCAGTATTCCAACTCTTGCAATGTTTTTCCAAGCCCGAAGCTCTCAAACAAAGCTCTTCGCCCGCCGTTCAATGCCCAGATTACGGCATCTCTCTGGTGTGGCTTTAATGCCTCTGACAATTCGGATGGGTCAATGGAGAATCCGCTGATTGGTGCTACCTCTACTTTCGTTTTCAAAAAATCAAGATATGTCATTTTTCCCCTTCACGCTTATTCATCCGGCAGTTCCCGGTACTTTTCTTCGATGGTCTCTGCGTCGGTCTCTTCACCGAGCGGCTGCTTGGGCTGGACCACGACGTCCTGCACGTCCTTGTAGCCAAAGTGGTTCTTGCCGAGGAAGATACCGCTGGCCGGGTTGATCTGACCGTTCATCATGTACATTTCCCAGAGCTGCTCCATCATGTTGTACGCATTCTCGATGATCTCGTAGTTCTGCGGACGGCTGATCCCGTTATGCCAGTCCCAGAGGACGTGCCTTGTGACGCCAAGCGCAGCGGCCATGCCTGACATGGTTGGCTTCATGTTGTTGTCGATACAGCGCTGAAAGTACCACTCAAGACGTTCCTCGACCGCCTTTGGGTCCGATGTATCAACGCGCTTGATCCCCCATGTCTGGATCGCGAACGACAGGTATTCTGCGTTCTTCTTCTGTTCTTGATTGTACTTTGCAATGTTCTGCCCGCCAGCCCAGCCGCGCTTTTTCACGACTTCCGGGATAAAATCTTCGATAGGCATCAATGTCTGCTGACCTTCCATGTTCTATCAGTCCCCTTTCTGTATGGTCTGTTCTGCACGTTCCGACAAATCCAGAGTAGCACTCCAGATCTGCCGGAACTGTTCTGTCAGAACGGCAGTTCCAGATTCTTCCAATCTTCTTCTGCCTTTGCTTTCGTTGCGGCAGTCTCTTTCTTGCGCCATGACCGCTGCTGGCCGTAGTTTTCTATCCTGTGCCGTCCTGCCGGTTCCCAGTCGGGCAGCTTGTTCATGATCATGCCGATGTCTTTGCTCTCAGTGAAGCCCGGATCCCTTGGGAAGTCTGGGTTCGGAGACAGTGCTTTGTGGCAAAGCTCACGCACGCAGGTGTAGTCTCCCGGCATCTTCTGTTCCAGATACTGGATGATAGCACCGACGCGCCAGTCATCCTGCATGGCGTTCTCCTGTGCTTCCCGGTACAGGTCAATGTATTTCCGGTTGGCGAAGTTCGGCATCTCTCCCATGTTGTACTTGAACAGAGCTTCCGCCCAGCACTGACCGATGTAAGCGCGTATCTCCGCTTCGTGATCGAAAATATCGTAGCCTGTACTGCCGACGTACACCGGATACCACCTCCGGTTTCCGCTCTTGTCTGATAATGGGTTCGAATTGTTCGACGTGCCTATGAACACACATCGCCTCGGCAGGTCCGTCACCTGCTTGTCGTATGGCTTCCGGTACGTATCCACCTGTCTGGTTATGTATGCCTTGACTGCCTCCTGATCCTTTGTTTTCGTCAATGCAAGCAGTTCAGAAATTTCGCATATCCACTTGCCTGAAAGCTGTTCGATGGATTGTTGCCCTTCCATCTGAGAAACTTCACCATAAAATTTATCATTGATTGCCAGATAACGAATCAGAGAAGACTTGCCTTCACCCTGTTTGGTCCCGATCAGGATCGGCACGTCATCAAACTTCGTCCCCGGCGCATACAGCCTATGAATACCGCCCGCAAAAATCAGGCGGGACACTTCTCTCGTATAGTTGTTGTCCTCAACCTTCGCCCAGCGATGCAGGAAATGGATGCACCGCTCTTCCCCATCCCATTTCACACCTTCAACCAGCTCTTTCACGGGGTTATATTTTCGCTCTTCAAACAGGATTCTGAGCGCGTCGGAATGTTTCCCTACGTCGTAGATCTGATAGTTCGCTTCGATGTATGCCCGGCTGGTTGCCTCGTGCGTGTCAGACCAGTTCTCGATGTTGAGCACGCCATTGACGGTCTTATGCACTTCTGCCCGACCGGACATCTCGTTGAACCGGACACCGTTGTAGAAGGGATCATTCCGCATGACAAGCAGAAAGTTGTCCACTGTCTTCAACGGGACACTTTTTCTGTTTGTCTTTAAATCAATCACTGACTGATCAGATGACTGCAATTGGTCCAAATCTCAACCACCTTCTTTCTGCCGGATGCTGTGAAAGGTTCCATGCTACACAGTTGCTCCCTCCCTCTTCAGTTTGACACCGTACACAGCCGCAACGAATGCGTCTGCGTTTTCCAGTGTTCGGTCCATGCCGTACAGACTGCCAGCCAGTTCGATCTCGGACCACATGGCTGCGTTGTGAGATACAATCCGATTTGCGCTGTCCAGCACGCCGCAGTCCAGTTCAAACTGCCTGATTGCTCTGTTCTTTTCCTGAATGCTCTGCTCTTTCTTGATGTCCCCTGATTGGAACCTGCGGTACACATCTCTCAATGCGTACCACAGGCATCGTTCCGGGCAGGACAGTTCTTTGTCAGGCATCTCGCCCATGTAGGCATACTTGCTGATCTCGTCCGTGGTCATTTCCAAAGATTGATGGCGGGCGGATTGATGTCGGGCGAAAAAGCAGACCCGGTCACAAACGTCGCATCAGGTCCAACCACCTTGCCAACTGTAGCCGGTTTGTTATCCGCCGTCAGAATGGGCGGGTTTTCAATCTCAACCGGTGTGTTCTTCAGCATGCGCTTGATCGCGCTGTTGCTGAGAAATATCTTCTTTGCCAGAGCAGCGCAGAATGCCACATAGTCATCGTACTGCTCACCAGCTCCGCAGCGCACGGATGTTGTCGTGCCGTCCTGCCAGAACACAACGGTCACAAGGCCGTCCTTCCTGATCTTGACAGGGGTGACCAGATGACGTGTCGCTCCTGTGATAATCATACTAAATACGTTCGTTCTGAATGCTTTCATTTGATCCATGTTTGTGTCCTCCTTTAAGTGACGTCTGTTTTTTCGACTTTCATCTTCTGCTCTGTAGCCTCGCAAATATATGGTGGTTCACACACTTCCCAATATGGGCAGTCATGGCAAATAGGCCACATCTCATCAATATTGTTCATTAGGCCATTCAATTATGTTTTTCTTCAAACTGTCTGATTCTGTCTGCGGCTTCCTGCACCTGTTCCCACGCTTCATCGATGTACTTGCAAGCATACACATATTCCGGGCTGAAATCCCCGTCAAATCCGGTTGGTGCTTTATCCCGCTTCAGGATGTCCAAGAACGTATAGCGGTTATATGCTGCATGGTAGATAGCATACAGAAGCTTCCTGCGCTGCTCATGCCGCCGCTTTCGCTCCATCCGTTCCTGAAATGCTCGTTCTGCTGCTTCCCGTTCTGCATTGCTTCTGGTCTCGCCGACACCGAGATGCAGGTGGAAGTCCTGATCCATCTTCCTGCATGCGTCCTTGAAGTCGAGCCCAAACAGGCGTTGCACGAAGTCGATCACGTCACCGCCAGCGTTGCACGAGTAGCAGTAATACCCTCTGTCGCCCGGATAGACGACAAGCGAAGCGTTTGAATCATTGTGGAACGGGCAGATCATTTTGCTTGTCTTACAGCTGACCGTGAATCCGTAATACTGCGCAACCTGACGCATAGTGAGCATCCTCTTGATCGCATCAGCATAGTCATATACAGCGATGCCGCATCACCACCTATTCCAGATCGATGTTGTATTCGTCCCGGAGCACTCCTACAAGATCCCAAAGCTTGATCCGACCATCTTTTGCCTCTTCTGATAGCTTGTCCGCACGTTCCCACGCATATACAATCTGGTCGTTGTCGAATCCGAAATTGTCTTTCAGCACGGTCAGGAAAATTGCAAACGCAAGATGGATCGCCTCGTCCTGAATCTTTGGGACGTCGGCTTCGCTAAGAGGCCTTCTGCGCGGATTGACTTTCTTCTTACTCATTGTCATCAAAATAACAGAACCTGTTCTTCCCTTTTCGCAACGGAAGGTCCATCAGTTCTGGCTGTATCTCCTCCACCAGCATTGCTCCAAGAATATTGAATGCCGCCGCAGCGAGGTGGTCCTCGTCGTCGCAACCGCACTGGTACTTTGCCAGATGGCGGCAAGCGGAGTCGATGTAGCTGGACAGGTTGATGCCAAGGCGATAGTTCCACCTCTTATATTTCCTCGCTCCGTTCTCATAGTGCCGTGAAAGCCGCAGGATTGCTTCCCACGGGATGGATGCCATGTCGCCCTTTCCTTCACGCATGTCTCTTACCGCACCAGTCTGAAATTCCGTCCGTTCTCCTGAATCCAATATCTCGCTCAATTTCTCAGCCTCCTCTTTCCAAGATAGTCCAGATCGTAGCTTCGGCACTCGTCCTCTGTCAGCTTCCTGTCGTACAGCAGGATGCTGTGATACTCGTTCAGAACGTCATCATCGTGGGCGACATATCCGTCCATCGGCTGGCATCCAATCGAGAACCCGCGCAGCCGCATGCCGTAGGTGTATAGGATCTTTTCTTCCATGCATTACTCCTCTCATGTATCCAGAAGAATTGCTATCTTCCGGTTTTGATCGTCAATCATCCGCTTTAACCGCTCGTTTTCATTTAGCAACGCAACGTATGCATCTGGGGCAGTTATTTCTGCTATATTTAATTTGTCGTCTGCGAAGATGCGTCCGTCGTCACCAGATACATCTCGTGCTATAACCTTTCCACACGGGATGGTGATATTTACTCGCGGAACTGTTCCGTTACAATAATCATCAACCGATACGGACAGAATCTGATACGGAAAGCAGACACCGTCGATGTAAACATCGCTTATGCACTTCCTTGTGAGATTGACGTCAAATTCAATTTCTCTCGCAAACTTCTTTCCCATGCCGTTAATTATCCTTCTCAAAAAATTCAGAATGGCAGGAATAACAATGGCGGTAACGCTTGCCGTTATGCTCCCGTATCTCGGACAAAGCCCCGCCGCACCGGCAACGGATTGGCTCCCACATTGAAAAGTCTATATGGCCTTCATTATCTTTGCACCTAACGCAAGCACACCAAAGCGGATCAACAAAGGATTTGCAGTTATCGCAGGATTTCCAATTATCCATC